CCATTTACGGTATGTCAATGCCAGGCGGTCGTTACTACTTGAGTAAGTCTGGTACCGTTGGTACTGAAAATCTAGGTAGAGTGTTTGAAATCGATGCAGTTGAAAATGTTGATTTTGTGGTAGTAAAATGAACGAAAACGAACTTGGCAGAGTTTACGATTTGATAGATGAACTATATGATCAAGTTCATGATCTAGTAGATGCTACATTAATCAACGAAAATCCAGAGGTAGAGAATTTGGTCAGGATAAAAATGACCGAAGAGTTTCGTTTTTGGAAAAGGATTACGGAATGAACAAGCGAATTAAAGAACTTGTTAAGGAAGCTGGATTAGATGACCCAATGTGTCCGATTGATGAATATGACAATACAGAGTTGGAAAAGTTTGCCGAATTGATTGTCCGGGAATGTGCCGATATTACTAGCGGACTATCCAAATTGTACCCTAGAACTGATGTGGCATTTGATGTTGGTTATACTATGGGCACAACAAGAGCGACAAAAGAGATTAAACAACATTTTGGAGTTGAAGAATGAACGAACGAATTCGGCAACTTGCTAAACTGGCCGATCCAGACTATACTGGCATCGGTGAATTTGACTTAGGCGATTGTCTTTTGGGCAATCATACTATTGAAAAGTTCGCCCAGTTAATTGTAGAGGAATGTATTGCATCTATTCCATCGGACGGACACAGAGGCGATTTCCTCAGAGGGGTTGAATTCTGTCAACTTAAAATAAAAGCACAATTTGGAATTGCGGAATGATTGAATGGTTGAAAAACTCAAATTTATATTTTACAATAACAGTGAATCCTTTTCTTTGGAATTGGAAACCCAGTTATCATTTTTCAAACAAAAAACATGCGGCCAATGGGTGTTATTTTTTCTTTTCATTTAGATGGTTATTTTTAGATTTTTGCATTTACATAGATAACGAGAGAGATTGGTAAATGAATATATTAGATCTACGCATTGTACTGAACAACCCATTTGATCGATGGGATTACTTTATCAATTTTGGCAGTATTTTTGTACGATTATCCAAGTATAAGTCTTGGGAAATACAACATTCATTTCACAGTCCTGAATTGCTAGTGTTTAGGCTAGAATGGTCCAAAAACAAAAGTCATGCTGGCGTAAAGGTCACACTGGGCATATTTGGATATGCAGTGGATTTTCAAATATACGACAATAGACACTGGGATCATTACAATGATTGCTGGGAAGTATACGAGGAAAGATCAAATAATGGATAGTTTACTTCAAACACTTCTTGTACTGCATTTACGATACTGTGAACTGACCAATGAGTTAGCTGCGTTGGATGACCCTATCGAATTCCAAAAAGAAAAAATGAAAGAATTGGAAATCTTAAGTGATGAGATATCCTGCGTACTGTTGGATATTGAATGTATCATATACAAAGATGAGATTGCACGGCAAACTGAAGGGCTGTATCGACGCATGGGAGTCAACTGATGAAACGACCGCATAAACTTGCAGAAAAAATAGGGTGGACTCTTACTGATCCCGAAGACATGCGAGTTAAAATTTTTGATGCTGTGACCATGGAGCCTATACTTTATATTTCAATACATGAAATTATTGAATCATCATCTAGGAAAGCCGTGATGGATCACATTAAAGAGTGCGACAATTCTCCCTGGCTACGTCGATGGCAAGAAGAAAAACACAACGAATTAATCGAATTACTAAAGCAATAATACATTGACAATTAAATAATTTCAGTTTATAATAGCTATATAATAAACACTTTAGTTTTGAGGAATTTGAACATGCATGCAACAGCAAATACTGAGCGTATGCCTGAACTGGATCGTATTGAAAAAAATCGTATAAGTTTAGGCAAATTAGTTCATAATCAAACTAATAAATGCTATTACTGTGCTTGCCAAATGAATAGACGGCAGACATCACAACAACGAGCAACTATCGAACATTTAGTGGATAAATGGTCCAGTCTAGGTCATGTAAAAATTGAATCTGATTCAAATATAGTGGCAGCTTGTTATCAGTGTAATAATGAACGCGGTGTTAGCCGAAATAGAATTGCTAGGAGTTATTACCGAAAGCAGGCCATAGCACAAGGTATGCGTATAAGTGTTGACTCAATATCGAGTAAAGATTTATTTTTGATGTTTGGTGCAATTCCACAGCATCTGTTTAATGAAAAGGAAATTGAAAATGCGTAAAATGGCTACTGTTCGTCGTATTGATGAATTAAATCCTATTGAAGGTGCAGACAAAATTGAAGTCGCAACCGTTGGTGGTTGGAAAGTTGTTTGTCAAAAAGGTCTCTACAATGTTGGTGATCTAGCAGTGTATTGCGAAATTGATAGTTTTATTCCAACTGCTATTGCACCATTCTTGACTAAAGAAGGTCACTATCCCAAAACATATGAAGGTGTTGAGGGCGAACGTCTGCGTACCGTTAAACTACGTGGACAAATCTCACAGGGGTTGTTATTACCATTTGATGTTCTACGAAATGCAGTTGTTCCTCTAGGAGCAGACGATGATGTATCAGAACTACTTGGTATCGTCAAGTACGAACCACCTGTGTCTGCACAACTTGCCGGTGTTGCTAAGGGTAATTTCCCAAGTCAAATTCCTAAAACAGATCAAGAACGTTGTCAAAATCTGAAACGTGAAATTGCCGCCGCCGTGGGTAATAGTTTTGAAGTTACTGAAAAACTCGATGGTAGTTCAATGACTGTGTATCTTCTTGACGGCGAGTTTGGTGTCTGCTCACGTAATTTAAATTTGAAAGAAAGTGAAGGCAATACTTTCTGGCGTGTTGCTCGTGAACTTGATTTAGAAAACAAAATGCATGCTATGGGTGATAATCTTGCGATTCAAGGTGAATTGATTGGTGAAGGCATTCAAAAGAATCCATATAACATCAAGGGACAGGAATTTCACGTTTATGATATCTATGATGTTAACAAAGGTGATTATCTAGGTCCAAATCAAGTTCAAGGATTTTGTTATTTGGCGAGTTTAAAACACGTTCCTGTGATTGATGCCGCTTGCATACTCAGTGAAACTGATACTGTTGATCGTCTGTTGGAATTGGCAGAAGGTAAATCTATTCTGAATTCAAAAACAGAACGTGAGGGCCTTGTGTTTAAATCTAATAACGGCGGATTTACATTCAAAGCTATTTCTAATACTTTTTTATTGAAAAACGGTGATTGATAATGTTGAATATTACTGATTGGAAATATGAGGAACAACAACTAGATGCATTTAATGATTATCTGAAAAAGAATATAGGTGGCCGTCAAACCAAAGGCAACCATATAGGTTACTTAGAAGAGGAAATTGACGCATTTTTCGCCGGATGGATGGCGGCTAAACAACAATTTGGAGTTAAAGAATGAACGAACGAATTCGAGAATTACTGGCACAAACAGAAACGGATATCAGTGGTAAATGGATCAGCATCGAGAGTGCTGAGAAGTTAGTCCAGTTGATTATCGAAGAATGTGCTACAATATGTGATGTTGTTAGAGAAAATGAAGGCGGAGATCGACAGTTTGGCGCAAGGTTATGTGCTCAAGAAATCAGATATCTGAATCGCAGGAGTTGAATGATGAACGAGCAAGTTAAAAAACTGTGGGCAGATCCAAGATTTCAGTTATTAGTTGATATGGATCGCCTATTGACAGGAGATAGAATTTGGGGTGGTATGGATTGGCACTATAATCCTATTCATCCATTTAAATATCGTCCAATGGCAGAACGAGTTCGTCAGGCATTAGATGATCTTAAAAAAGAATATGGAATTGAAGAATGAACGAACGAATTCGCGAACTTGCTACGCAAGCTGGCTATAAAGATTTTGATTATGCTATTATTGCTCACAAGTTCGCCGAGCTGATTATCGCAGAATGTGCTACAATATGCGTAGAGGTTAGTGATACTACCCGAATTGATGACACTCCTCACGAAGGTGATGTATGTTCCTATAAGATTAAACAACATTTTGGAGTTGAATAATGGCATTAAATAAAAATATCTTACCCGGCACTCGAATTCGAGTTAAGAGTCTCAAAGCAATCACATCTGGTATCGGAGGAGGTCCAGTAGCCCCTTCCCTGCGTACACTTGATTGCATTACTATTCGTAACGTCGATGATCCATGGATAGAAGTCGCCGGTGCATATATAGGCGATACCCTAACAGTTATTAATGCACCAAGACGAGTGCGCAGAGTTAATTATTGCCGTGTGGAAACTGACAGTGGATTGCAGGGCGAGGTATTTTGGACTGAACTACGTAGCAATTGCGAGGAAATAGCAAATGATTGAAATAAAAGCACCGCACCAGGATACTGGCATAGATTACAAAATACCAAGAATCTTTTTGGCAGGATCAATTGAAATGGGCGTAGCCGAAAATTGGCAAACCCGTGTCGCTAAGGATATGGCTGATTATGATGTAGTTTTGCTAAATCCACGGCGTGATGATTGGGATTCATCGTGGCGACAATCAATTGATGATCCACAATTCAACGAACAGGTTACATGGGAACTTGATGGATTGGATACGGCCGACATTGTAATCTTTTACTTTGATCCTACTACCAAATCGCCCATTACACTTATGGAATTGGGGATTTTCGCCAATCACGAAAGATTAGCGCATGTTATTGTATGCTGTCCAGACGGATTCTGGCGCAAAGGTAATGTTGAAATGGTCTGTGATCGTTATAGTATGATATTGGTAGACAATTACAACGAAATGATAGAATTACTTACGACTCACGTCCAAGGGTGCGCATGAGCGAGCGGATTAAAGAACTCTACATTCAGGCACGCGATGCAGTTTCTATGCGTGATGGTATGATAACTCCAGGCAACCTAAGAGATAAGTTCGCTGAGTTGATTGTGAAGGATTGTCTTTGGATGTGCGATACTGCGGCCTGGGGGCATACGACACATGGGGACGATAAAGAAGCAGCCGGTGCTCTTTCTGTTCAAAATTATATACTAGATCATTTCGAAATTGAGGACTAATATGAACGAACGAATTCGATACCTTGTTGAACAGACTGTTAAGTCTGTTGATATTGTCACAGGTAATGAAATATTGGATGACGAATTGGATAAGATGTATATTCCAGACTGTTTTGCCGAAAAGTTTGCCGAGTTGATTGTGGCAGAATGTGTAAAGTTGCGGCATAAAAATGTTATTGTGGGCGGGGAGTCTGAATATAACAGAGGTAGACGGGAATTAGCGGAAGAAATTTTGAAACATTTCGGTGTTAAAGAATGAATGATGACAAGCAGTTAATGAAAGACATCAGAGCCGCACATAGACACACCAATGATATGGCTCGACAATTCGGGGAGGCCAGTGAGCAGTATCTGCTGGCTCTGGATAAATGGGAAGACCTTGTGGAAAAACACTGGCAGTGGGTAAAAGAAACTTAAGTGATGATTGATTTTTATCACAATGGAGGAAATACATTATGAATCGAATTGAGGGGTTGAAATGATATTCAAATATATAATTACACCGATTATCTTTGGGTTTGCACTTTCGTGGCTAATGAGTTTAAGCGAAATCATAGTATGGATATTCTTAATAGCTGTCGCTCTATTTGCTTTGTTTTTATTTTCCGCAATTGCGGAAGGTGAGCGGGACATTGGCGCATAATAGATATTGATAAGGTTGAATACTGATGAGAGAACTATTACGGCAAGCGTTAGATGTAATCAAATTATCCATAGGCAACGATGGAGGCGCAATTTATTGTGAGGATAGTGACGACATAGAGTACACAATTTGTTGTCGTTCTACTTCACATCAGCATAAAAAAGATTGTTGGGTAGTACAAGCTAAATCAACAATTCAAGCAATTGAGAAAGAGTTAGCCAAGCCCGAGCAAGGCAACTGTAACCCTAATCCTGAAGCACCACATGGATTTGACCGTGATGCCTCGCACGAGGAGGATAGATATGTGTGCGAATGTGAAGGATGGGCGCCGGACTCGCCTGATGATTTACGTCGATATGCCACCGAGGTACTTGATGATTTGGTAAATGACGAACTTATTAACGAGCGACAAGAAAAGCGACTTCGGGCAGCAATAAAATTGTCTGAACAAGAGCCTACATCGGATACGGTAAAACATTATTGTGATCGTATCTCTGAGCTTGAAGCAGAGCTTGACTCTTTGAAGATGTTATTAAATGTGCAACGGAGATGGATAAACTTAGAGGACTATGAACTTAATACGTTAAGTCCACTGGCCATTCAAGAGAAACTCAGATATTTCAACGCATCACCAGAAGAGATAGCCAAGAATGAACTACGATAAAGAATCCATTACTTTTTATTGGTGGATTAAAGATGATGGCAGCCGAGGCTATCGGTGTCGTGGCTTTGGTGAAATATACAAGAAATTCTATCACGAGTGGATTCCAACAAGTTCATATCGTTGTACCAGTGAGGATTTCCCCTGGGACTTCTTTGTGTTTGATGATCCAACAGATCACGATAGATTGGTACTGGATTTTCCAGATGATGTTTGTGAGGATGAATAATGAATGAACGAATTCAAGAACTAATGAGGCAGGCCACTAATCCAGACTATGATGGTGATGATGGCCCAGCAAACGAACTCAACATTGAAAAGTTTGCCCAGTTGATTGCAGGGGAATGTGCTGAGATTTGCCTAGAGATGGCCGCCAAATGTGCAGGACTACCAGGCGATGGTGCATTGGCAAAAGATTGTGCTTATTGGATTAAAAAAGATTTTGGAGTTGAAGAATGAACGCACAAATACCAGCAGAGGGCATACTGACACACCATACCTGGGGTGATACAAAAATGTATACTGTTCCATGTAGATGCTGTGGTGCAGATTGCGAACACAATGTTTGTGTAGAAGCAGACGATGATTCAGTTACCGTTACGACCTTTACCAAACAAAAAACTAAATGGTGGAGCACGAATCGCTTTGCGATTATTTGGCGTCTATTGACCCGTGGATATATAGAATATGAGGCCAGTATTATTATGACCCAGCAGCAGACAGTCAATTATGCTACTGCATTATTATCTGCGGTTAAAGATGTTACGGAATTTAAAGAAGCTAGAAATGACAAACATAGTTAAGTGGTTGTGCAATTCAGGATTATCTGTTACAATAACACTGAATCCAGTAAACTGGCAGTGGGTGCCAGACGTAGGAGTATATGCAAAAAATCATGAATGGCCAGATATACACTGGTGGTCATGCAATGCGAACTGGTTGTGTATTTCTATAGGTATTTGGATAGATGACGGGAGTTGGTAAACATGATTACAAAGACATTACTTTTTAATTTCTTCAAATACAAAATTTCTTTACCCTTCGTCAAACTTCCCGACGGTGGGTGGGGGTGTATATTGTCAGATGATGAATTTCAAAATCTTGAAACAACAATGCTTGGTATACAATCAAAGACCATCGGCGATGTTATGAAAGAAACTAAGGGCAGAGCAGATATTAATGCAGTTAAAAGCGGTGTAAAGAATGTAGTCAATATCGGAGTCGATGAATGAAAGTTGTGATTGGAAAATATAAGTCGTGGTTCGGTTGCTATCAATTAGCTGAGCTGTTGTGCTTTTGGGCCAAGAAAGAAAAAGATGAATGGGGTTATGAACATAATGCTAAATGGGTTCATAATTTTGGTACTTGGTTAGCTGGCGGCGAAGATGAAGTCTCTTGGCTACAGAAATTCTTCCAATGGGTGGAATCAAAACGCAAACAAAAGATTAAAGTTAAACTTGATCGTTGGGATACTTGGTCTATGGATCGTACATTGGCGCATATTATTCATCCCATGCTGATACAGTTAAACAAAACAAAACACGGTGCTCCATTTGTAGATGACGAAGATGTTCCTGAGCATTTACGTAGTACCACAGCTCCTCCAAAAGAAAATGAATATGATGTTGATGGAAATCATTTCTCACGATGGGATTGGGTCATGGAGGAAATGATTTTTGCCTTTCAATGCAAAATTGATGACAGCTGGCAAGATGCATTCCGCTCAGGCGACTTTGATATGGCATGGTTACCTGTTGATCGAGAAGGTAACCCAATGCCAGAGGATCAAGCAAAATTTTATCAATGGAACGAGGGTCCAAACCATACTTATAAATGCGATTACGATGGCATGCAAGCTGTTGAAAATCGTATACAAAATGGATTCCGACTATTTGGAAAATATTACCAAGGGTTGTGGGATTAGAATGACAGTTTGGGGAAATATAGTCGGTACACATTTTACCAATCTTACATATAATCACGTTCGGTTACAAATCACTCCTCAAGAATATGAAGATTGGCGTAAGGAAGCGTTATTTGATGCATTGCGTGGATTGAGATATGGTCAGAGTTTTTGTAATAAGTTTAATATTACAGATAATATTTTGTTCTATGCTCTGAATCAGGGTGCGGCTGATGCGCACATAAGAAGCAACTATGTTGCATAATACCAACTATAAAATCATGGGAAATGTTGAGTTTCAACAATCAGTCTCAATATCATTATTTGACGATAATGACAATATAGTTCACTGGAATGAAATTTGTTGTCAAACATTAGAATTGTTCGGCTTACCGGGCGATAGATATATAACAGGTACCACACAAAATGCCCTAACTTTTTATTTTAAAAGTGCGCATGATGCAGTATTGTTTAGATTAAAGTTCGGGGAGTTTATATATTGTCAATAAGAACAGGCTATGCACATGCTAGGACCATTAAAAAACGCAAGGATGAAATTGACATTATAATCGAATGGTGTAGACAAGAAGTTAAATCCAACTGGACATGGCAACAAATACATAACGATATATCGTCTATCAAAGGCGAATATATCTTTTATTTTGATTCTAAGCGTGACTGCTTTTCATTTATTATAAAATGGTGTTGACAATATGGCTAAGATAAACTATAATAGCTGTACTTAAACTATTTGGAGTTAACTGATGTTTGGAATTTTTAATAGAGCCGGCTACGACACTAATTCAAAAAACACTACAACCGAAGTGATTGACAATGTAGAAGAAACTCTACAGGATGACGCAGATGATAGCGTAGATGAAGATCGTTCATCTTGTTACCGAATTGGGCAAACTACTGATGGTAAGACTGAACTGTCTGTAGGGCGGCAACATTCTGCTCATATGACTTTGACTATGGACGATGGTGCGGTAGCACAGCTGATTCGAATGTTGGCAGTTAACATTGCCAACAACTACCAAGTCACAGTGACGCCTATTTTGAACCCGGCGGCAGATGACTTGGATCCAACAGATTTATTCACTGACGCAATTTAAAGGATGCAACATGAGAATGAAAAGCTATCGTTATCTTGGCGACAATATTGAGGTATTAGGCCGAAGACTAGACAGTGCTAGATCAGCACTGGCACGAGCTAAGACAGAATGGGCACAACAACACTGGGCCAATGTAATTGAATGCTTAGTGGCACAATGGCAATTATTGCCTTTGCTGCATGACTGTGATGCAGTGTTTACAGACAAATCACGCTGGACTGTGAAGTATGATTTCTTTGAACCACATATTGCCGAAGGTGGCTGGATCAGCGGGTTGTACAATCACAGTCCTGACTTAACTTGGTCCTGGGATAATGCTAGAAATAATCGATTAGCCAAAGCTCAGTAATATGGAATACACTATCGTCTATGGGTATGTGCTGACAAACCCCAAATGGGTTCAATCTGGGCCCAGTAAGAATCTTCCCTTATCCACTGAGGTGAATGAAATGATGCAGCGAGGCTGGAGACCACAGGGCGGGATTACGCTAATGTATAAAATTGGTCAGATTTTGGAGAGAGAGACCCTGGCAATGCAGGCCATGGTTCGCGATCTCAATGACCCACACGTAACACTTGATTTATTGAAGGCCAGTCAATGACTATTACTCAAATAGTATCAGAAATTAAACTGCTTCATAAGCAGGACCCAGATTTTTTCATAACTGAGAATAATATAGTATACAGCAGGGCAAGTCTTAGTTTTAGCAAAAATATGCCTGCTGAGTATCAAAATATCGTGTTATTATGTTTACAAAAAGATTGGATTAGACTGGTAGCAGCCGTGTCCGATAGTGAACTTGCTGCAAGTAAAGCGTGGAATAATCTAAAATCATAGGTTGACAAATAAATCCCTATCTACTAAAATAGTCGTTATATTAACTTGGTACGGTGCATGATGAATGAATCTACAAATACATTTAAGACATTGAAGGGTGAGAAACGATTGGTTACTAGACTATGGTGTTATATGGGAATACACAATTGGGAAAAATATTCAGACCCCCAAGAAGAATTTGAGAATGGAAGAGTATACAAACATACATATCTGACGAGAACTTGCGATGGTTGCAAATTGGTTCAGATTAAAACTCTTAGACGAGCTTAACAGCGGAAGAATTACAGTGACTACAGCGTGGAATCATTTGCCTAATGCAGAGCATATAGATCGTATACTAGCTGATCTATTTGACAATACAGTTAACTGGAGTAAAGCCTGTTATTTGACTACGCCTTGGAATGCAGATTTTTCTGCGGCGCGGGATGAGGCGTATGATGTAGGCCGTGCAGCAGTCGGAGATGCGGTGTTGAATGCGGCTTGGGATGCGTCCTTTAATGAGGCGTTGGGTGCCATTAGGTATGAGGTAAGAGAGTTGGCTTATTCTGCTATAATGGCCTTAGTTGCTTGGCCGGAATCAGCTGATTATCTCAATTTACCCGTTAATCAAGTTCGCGTGCTGGCCGAGTTAGGTGACCGGCGAGCCCGATTGATGTCACACATAGTATGGATATATAAAAACTCAAAGGAGGTGGTATGACAGAATTTGCATTAACAAGAAAACAGGTATTACAATTGGCCGACTTGGCCGCAAAATTTCCCAAAGCGACATGGTTTTCTTTGGAGTCGGAATCAAAAAATGACATTGGTGAATCAGTAACCGTTAAATTTACCATGTTTGATCCTGCAAAGGATTTTGACACTACAGTGAATATTACAGATTCCACGGTATGGTAAAAAAAGATATCAAATGAAAATAGAATCTATAAACAAAACCGGCGGAAATACACCATATAACAGTGTAGAGTCGCCTATTAACAGTAAACCTGTGCATGGATTGATAGTTGAATCTGGATCAATTGTGCCATCTACTGTTGTGACTATTTCAGATTCATACTATAATATGTTGGCTAATGTTTCAACCAAATCTAACTAGGAAAAATGTTTAAAATTATATTCTTTTTTCTAATTGTATTGTTTGGGGCATTTTTGCCGTTTGCATTTATTATTTGGGCTGCAAGTCACACAGGGATAGGACTATGATTAGGTTGTGGGAATTTTTACTGCAGGGCTGTTGGCATAAATGGATCACTATAGAAGAGTTTGAATCTTTTCGCGGTGATCGAATGATAGGTCAAGTACATTTTTGTCGTTGTGAACGATGCGGCAGACCTGCAAGATTTAACTTAGACTAAGGAAAAAAATGAAATATCTTATATTGCTGTATACTAAAATTTTAGATTGGATTGAGCCATACGAACGCCAAGTTGGGTGGTTTGCATTGGGTGTGGTAAGTGTTACAGTATTCATAATGATTTTAAACGCAGAATGGTTGATGGCCAGCATATATGCAGCTTTAACCTACATCAATTATCGAATTGCAACATATAATCAATAATTATGAAAAATCTAGTTAAATCAGGTTGGTTTATTGCTTGGATTGCAGGCATTGTTATGGCCAAAGGTTTTTGGAGTACATTCTTTGCTGTAGTAATTCCGTTTTGGAGTTACTATTTGGTAATTGAGCATATGATTGTTAAATACGCCAATTAATACTATATGAAAACTATCCCTGAACACAAAGATCGTATAGGTCGTCTATTAAGTATAGATGACTGCGTAGCATCTACCTCAGCATACAATGCCAATGGTTTGATCATTGCGAAAGTTATTGGGTTTACCCCCAAAATGGTAAAACTTTCTGTAATGAGACCTAATGGACAGACTAGCGTTTCTAATCGATATCCCAGCGACATAGTTATTATTGATGCACAAGCAGTACTTTTTTATTTACTGGCACAGAAAAACTAACATGACTGAAGATCGATTGATGATAGCCGAGGCTGTAGTTGAAGGTTTAATTAGCGCAGAACATTTGTCTATAAAAGAAATAAATGAAATGATTGAAATTCTTTCTGAAGCATCGATACAGACAGGATTAGATGAAGCACACAGTCGAGGATGTATTGTTTTTAGTAGTGTTGATACAGAATATTATCATTAAACTTACAATAAACTACTAATATTATTTTATAATATACGTACTTAACCCAAATAAGTACTACGTTATCCAAAATTTTTGGTGGGTAAATATTTTCACTATATAATATACTCACAAAGCAGTAACTTTAAAAAGGAGAAGTAAATGAACTTTACTCAAAAAATGCTGGCAACAGCTCTATTAGCACTGGGCTTAGGCACAGCACAAGCACAAACATCCGTAACCCTTTATGGTATCGTGGATGCAGGTGTACAAGGCGCATCAATCAGCGCACCCAATTACTCATCAAGTAATTATGGTATGGCAAACGGTACCCAAAGTGGTAACCGTTTTGGATTCAAAGGTAGTGAAGATTTAGGTTCAGGTCTTCGTGCTACATTTGATCTCGAAGCAGGCTTCAACTTAGGTTCTGGAGTAAGCGGACAAAGTGGCGCACTATTTGGTCGTCAAGCATGGATTGGTTTAGAAAACAGCAACTGGGGTTATGTCCGCGCTGGTAAACAATACAACTTTGCCACTGACTATGTGGGCGCAATTGATCCATTCTTCCAAGGATTTGGTCAAGCTAACATTGGTACAACTTTTGGTACTGCTAACACAACTCGTTATAACAACATGTTGAAATATCAGACTCCAACTTTTTCTGGTTTAACTGGCGGTATTGGTTATAGTTTTGCTAACGGTATGACCAATGTTTACGCTGACCCAACAAATCCAACAGTTGTCGCAGCCAATACCAGTAACTTTGCCACTAACAACAATGGTCGTGTATTGACATTAGGTGGTCAGTATGTTAATGGACCATTGACAGCAGTTGCTTCGTATGATGTTATGTATGGTGCAAGCAATGTTACATTGTCTAACTACTCAAATCCAACACAGTGGATCCTGGGCGGCATGTATGATTTGTCAGTTGCTAAAGTATCATTGGCATACAGCCAAACACGCAACGGTTGGTTTAATGGCCAAGCTGCCGCTGACTCAACATTCAGTGCTGGCACATATGGCAATGCCGTAGGTGGTGTATTGTTAGATCCAAATTTTGGTGCTAACAGCTACATGGTAGGTACTACTGTTCCGTTAAGTGGTACGCAAAAGTTATTTGCTAGTTTCCAATATGCTCAGCCAGTAAGTTCAATGGCTAATACTGCTAACTTGTCAATTTACTCAGCAGGTTATCAATATGATCTAAGCAAGCGTACTAACTTATATGGTTATATTAGCCAAGCTAATAACTATGCGTTTATCCAAGATGCACAAAGTACTGTGTATGGATTAGGAATGAGACACTCATTCTGAAAGTAAGTAAGTTATATTATGTAGTATCAAAAAGCCCCGAATAAGGGGCTTTTTAATCATACACAAATTTTATTAAGGAAATACAAATGAATAAATTTTTATCAATTATTTTAGCAGTAGTATCAGCTCAAGCTATTGCTGGTGGATATGTAACTGCTGGTGATGGCAACGTAGTTAAAACCGGCAGTGATTTATGTTTACATACTGGTTACTATACTACCGCTGATGCAGTCGTTGGCTGCGATGCAGTTGCTAAACCTGCTCCTGCTGGATTGGTTGCAACTAAAGTTAGTCTGCAAGCTGAAACATTATTTGATTTTGACAAGTCAATCATTAAACCAGCAGGACGTGCAGTACTTGATGACATGGCAGTTAAGTTAGCCGCTGTTAAGATTGATATCCTTATTGCAGTTGGACATACCGACAGCGTGGGTACAGATGCTTACAATATGAAACTTGGCAAACGTCGTGCTGATGCAGTTGCAGCATACTTGTCTTCAAAAGGTATAAATAATGTTTATACTGAAAGTAAAGGCGAAAGTAAACCTATAGCTAGCAATAAAACTGCCGAAGGTCGTGCTAAAAATCGTCGTGTTGAAATTGAAGTAATTGGTACCACCCGTTAACAACACCCTACCCTGCCTCTCGTAGAAGCACACTTTGGAGGGTTACTCGGGCTACAGTAATGTAGCCCATTTTATTGACTGCAATAAATTTTTCCTATTGTTGCCATAAAAATATATTAGTTAAAATCTATTAAAAATGCATTGACAATAGGTTAAAAAAGGATATATAATGTATATATTAGTAGTAACGCTAATACATTTATTAAAGGAGAAACAGCGTGAGTATTACATTAAAAAATCTTGAAAGTGCCTTGGCTGGCGAAAGTATGGCGCATATTAAATATCGTTATTTTGCCAAATTGGCCCGTGCTGAAGGATACGAAGAAGTAGCAAAACATTTTGAGCATACCGCAGATCAGGAAATACTACATGCGTGGGGTCATTTGGAATTGCTTGTCGGAAAGCCAACAACTAAAGAATGTTTGGAAATGGCTATCGAAGGTGAAACAGAAGAATACACTAACATGTATCCTACAATGAAAGCTGAAGCAATTGAAGAAGGCAATCAACATGCCGCTATTGAAGCACAAAGCCAGATTGACGAAAGTAAAGAACACGCTGCGCAATTTAAGGCTGTACTAGCAAAAGCAGAAAAACGTTTTGCAGCATTAGCGAAAGTTGAACAACGTCATGCAGAAGCATACCAAACTGTATTAGGAGGTCTATAATGGAACGAGTCTATGTATGTGTCGTGTGCGGACACACGTTAAGTGAAGCGGACTGGTTAAGTTTACCTGATGAAGTAAACTGCCCAGAGTGTGGTGTCAGTAAAAATGACTACGAATTAATGGAACTATAAATACTAGTAACACGGCCTACCCCTCTGCTTTCTGAAATATGAAATGTATCGGGTAGGTTTTTTATTGACTTTTAATTCAAAATCAGCTATACTGTTAGTAACTTATCAAATAGGAATTACAATGATTACAGTAGACGGTTTTGAAAATAAATTCTGGACATTTCCGGGTGGCGAGCGCAGTGTTAAACTGACACCCCAAACCCCTAGTAGTTTTCCAATTAAAATTCGCATGGATTTTAAAAATTCAGACGATCTTGTTGACATGATGTTAGCAGTCAACGCATTACGACATTGGTATGGTTCCGATGTTGCAATTGAATTGACTGTACCATATTTTCCTTTTAGTCGACAAGATCGTGTAATGACTGATGGCGAATCATTTGGTTTGCAAGTTGTGGTTGACATGATTAAAATGTGTAACTTTGTTGGTGTTACCACTTGGGATATTCACAGCGACGTAGCAGGTGCAATGTTTCCCGCTGGTGTATTTGTTAACATTAGTCAAGAAGACATTTGGGCTAATGAAATTGCAGGTAACATGATTTCTGGCAAAACCGTTTTGGTCAGTCCTGATGCTGGCGCACTAAAAAAGATTTATAAAGTAGCCAAGCAAACTGGATTAGATGCAGTAGAAGCTAAAAAAGTTCGTGACGTTGCCACAGGGCAAATTGTAAAAACTGAAATTGCCATTGGTCAATTGGTAGGTGTAGATACTGCTATTATTATTGATGATATCTGCGATGGCGGTCGTACATTTATTGAATTGGCACAAGTTATTAGAAATCGTGGATTTACTGGTAAATTAATTCTCTGTGTCACACACGGTATCTTTAGTAAGGGCCTGGATGCATTTATAGATTTTAATGCTATCTATACACAGAACAACATTAACAATGTTGACATTGACGCTTTTAATAATCGTGGTTGACAATTAATCATAGTTCATTTATAATATATTATCTTTTAATCAAAGGAAATAGTATGAAACAAACAGCACTAACCAATACAGACTCATACAAGTTAGGCCATAGCGCCATGTATCAGGATGGCACGACTCAAGTTTATAGTAATTTTACTCCGCGTTCGATGTCGCATTTTAATGTGCCGGATCGATACAAAGCAGACAAGAAAATTGTTTGGTTTGGTCTGCAAGGCTTTCTGCATGAATTGAATCAGGTGTGGAAAGAAACATTTTTTGATCTTGATATAGATACAGTATGCGACGAATTTTCCGCATTTGTCGCTCCATTCTGTGGACCGAACGGGTTTGATGTTACCCGACTGCGTGAACTTCACGCACTTGGCTACTTACCACTTAAAATTAAAGCCTTGCCAGAAGGTGCTCGTGTGCCTGTTGGAGTGCCAGTGTTTACTATTACCAATACAGTAGATACGGCTTTTTGGTTGCCTAACTATCTCGAAACATGGTTGTCAACTGAATTGTGGAAGACAACTACCTCGGCTACTATGGCTCATGTTTATCGTAAAATTATTGATGAGTACGCCGACCTTACTGGCGGCAACAAAGAGTTTGTTGCCTTCCAAGGACATGACTTCTCTATGCGTGGTATGTCGGGCGTGGTTGATGGCGCCAAGTCAGGTGCCGGTCACCTATTGAGTTTTGCTGGAACAGATGTACTGTCAGCGGTACATTATGTTAATGAATACTACCATGGCAAATCAACATTTGTCGGCGGCAGTGTACCGGCAAGTGAACACTCTGTTATGTCAACAGAATCTAAAGATGAAGAACTAGAAGTATTTCGTCGTTTGATTAAAATGTATCCGAGTGGCATTGTTTCACTTGTATCTGATACATACGATTTCTTCCAAGTTGTTACGACATACGCAACAATTTTGAAAGACGATATTTTAAATCGTGTTCCAGATTCCATGGGATTTGCTAAAGTTGTGTTCCGTCCAGACTCTGGTGATCCAGTTAAAATTATCTGTGGCGAAAACATTGAAACATTGCCGTTACCTGAAGAAAAACAAAATAATCTTGAAATCATCGGTGATTGGGCTATGGATCGTATTACTCAACGAGTAAGTGATGAAGCCGGACATGGTAATCCAGGTGACAGCGAGGCTGAGGATATTTTCCGAGTAGGTGACAAATACTTTAAAGTGAAAATTTCAATTGAGTGGAATCGTCATGATAAACAATACTATTACATGGATGGGACTGAAGTACTTTCTGTAGAACAAGTTACACTGACACCTGAGCAAAAAGGTGCGGTTGATTGTCTTGCTGAAATCTTTGGTACTACCACAAATGATAAAGGTTACAAAACACTCAATCAACGTGTTGGCCTGATCTATGGTGACTCTATTACACCTGAACGTTGTGAAGAAATTTTACGACAATTGGCGGCGAAAGGTTATGCTTCTGATAACATCGTATTTGGTGTAGGTTCATACACATATCAATATCAAACTCGTGATACACTCGGCTTTGCAATGAAAGCAACTTATCGCGTTACAAATGGTAAAGGTTGTGCAATCTTTAAAGACCCAAAGACAGATAACGGAACTAAAAAATCTGCACGTGGGTTGTTATGTGTTCACAAGGCACCACTTTCCGGTGACTATATCTTAGTTGATGGTGTAAGTGCAGAAGGCGAGGAAAAGGGTGAGCTTAAAACTGTTTATCTTAATGGCAACATTTTGGTAGATGATTCAATTGAAGTTATTCGTGCTCGTTTGGCATCAGCCTAATTAAAAGGAAATATATCATGGATAAAAGTACTAGCAGTATTATTAAAATTTTGTCGTTGGGTTTTGTTGCATTGATTGGAATTTGCTTCTTATTTGGCTCATTCTATTCAGTACCTCAAACAGAGTTGTGTTATGTAACTCAGTTTCAAAAAGCTATTAATGTAAATGAAGGTCCGATCGGTTCTGGTTTGCACTTTAAGATTCCTTTCATTCAATCAGTAGATTGTTTGCAGGTCAGTCGAAATACAGATAACGTTGGTGTTGTTGCTGTTACTACAAAAGACACTTTCACGTTGAAATTGAAAGTTGGTGTAACAACAGAGATTCCACCATCTAGCGTATATCGTCTATTGTATCAAACAGGTAAACAAGGTAGTGGTGACATCACGGCTAATTTGAATCCAAATATTATTAACACGTTACGTAATATTATGGGTAAACACGATTTGATGCAGATCGCTGGTGAAGATCGTGAGAAAACTCTGTCTGAATTTCAAGCCGCAGTTACTCAAATTCTAAGTACAGAATGGGGAATCAACGTCAACGAGGTTCAAGTAAGTATTGATGAATTGCCAGCAGAGTACAATCAGCGCATGGCTTCAGCACAATCAGCACAAGCGGCAATCGTACTAGCACAGCGTCAACAACAGCAAGCTAAGATTGAAGCAGAAACTAAGCTGATTGCCGCTCAGGGTGAAGCTAATCGTCTATCAGCACAAGCAGACGGTGAACGTAGACAACGTGAGACACTGGCGGCGGCTAATGCTAACGCTCGTCGATTGGAAGCAAACGCAGAAGCAGATGCAGTCAAGGCTCTAGGTAACGCACAAGCAGAAGCATCAATCAAGATGGCAGACGCATTGGGTAAGAATCCCAGTCTGGTTAGCTTGGAACAAGCCAAGCGTTGGGATGGTAAACTGCCGCAAAATATGTATGCCAATACGCCGGTACCATTTATGACTCTACCTGCAGGCAAGTAATATGCAGCCAAAGAAAGGAAACCAAGATGAAAGAAGTGTGGGAAATACAAACTAAATGGATGCTGGAAATAGCCAGAATTTTATCAGATGGAATTAACGGAGATTTAAAATGAAAAATACTATTTGGGTGGTTGATGTATTGGATAAGACCGGCAGTTTGCATGTCATTGAATTATTTTCGAATGAAAAAACTGCACGAGAATACTGGGATGAAATGAGTAAACTGTATCCAGTAACTGATGGGTGGCAAATGGGAATTGTTGGCAGAGAAGTAGATCAAGAACATTTGCAACTAACTGGCAACAGATTTCATGCCGAGAAAGCATTAGACACAGCTTGGGTATCAAAGTACAATACTGATCCATTGGCTAAAGTCGGAGTCGAAGTGTGAACGAACGAATTAGACTACTTGCAAAACAAGCTGATCCCGATTATACTGGTAACGGTGATATCGACATGGGCGATTCTCTTGTGGGCAATTATGCTATCGAAAAGTTCGCCGAGTTATTGATAGGAGAATACGCAGAAGAATTACGCCAACTCAACGATGGTGAACGTGTAGTTCTGCCCAAGGATCGCGAACATGCCCAAGCCATGGTCAGAGTAGGAATGAGTTATTTGGAGCAAAATAAATGAACGAACGAATTCGACAACTTGCCGAACAGACTCATGTAACCGTTCTTACCACGAAGGGAATGGAAAATATTGCAGACGGATGCTACATTGTTTCTCCAGATAAATTACAAGAGTTCGCCCAGTCGATTATTAGGGAATGTGCTGATGTTGTAAGATATTATTATATTCGAGGAGATGAACTAATTACTTCTCAGCATATTACAAGACACTTCGGAGATGACGAATGAGTAAAATTACCACAGCAGATTGCAAGCGATTTTTAGTAGCAGAGGTCGCTCGCCGTCCAGAGATTGTTACCAGTATATATGGAAGTCAACCGCCCACTGATTTGGTGGTCTCGGCTATGAAGGAAAGTAAATGGGTACGGCGTGAAAAGTTCAAGCCCACTGGTGATCATTATCGTGTAGAAGACCGATATGACTTGTGGTATCCTGCGTATGGACACCGCAATGGCAGCGCACCCGCTGACCGTTTGAGTACCATTCGTACATTCTATTTGGCCCCCGATGTGTTTGAGGACACAGTGGGGTTCATGGTTTTAGAAGATCTGCAGGGCAACCTGATTCTAGGCGAATACATCGGAGATTGAAGAATGAAACACTTTGCGCCATATCAATGCAGACGTTGTAGTAGTGTTTGGAATGGTAATCAACGAGATGGATTTAAGTTGGGCTGGCGATTTCATGGTACATTGAATTACTGCCCAAGTCACAAACAATTTCAATTTAGTCTCAACGACCGGGATATGTAAATGAACGAAATTAACAAGGAGAACGGCATGGAAATTAACAATGATGAAGATGTAGGCACGTTAGGTATATTTAATACTTTTGACGAATGGAAAACTGCGGTGGAAGCCCCTGCAAGTATTTCGGGAATTGCTGAGTATTTTAATTTTGATGGGATGAGATGGTTATCTGAAAACATGGATGTTGCTGGGTACATGGGAGCGCCGATTGCAGTTTTAGAAAATAAACCAATCCAGGCACAAGTGAAAGTTATCAAAGACACTGACGGATTAAAGACTTTTGTTGATCACTACAAAGATTCTGGCAAACGAATTTATTTATATATGACCTTGTATTTCCCAGCACAGATAGATTATAGGTCAGATAATCCAAAAGCAAACGAATCAGGTGCTTGGAGGATCAGATATGCAGTAATTGATTGAAAATACAAATAATGGTTGACTTTTGAAAAAAAGTCAACTATAATTGTAATGTAGTAAAACTTTTATTTTAAATCAACTTTGAAAGGCATCTTAGAAAGGCATCTTATGAAACAAGAAAATTTATTTACAGTAGCAGGTACTTCAAACCTTAAGGGCGAAGTTAAAGCACGTTTTGCCAATGATTTGGTATCACGTATTAAGGCATTGCATCGTGCAGGCCACACTGAAGTTAACCTCATTGAGCTTCCCAAGCCAATGACCAAACTTGAAGCATTGCAATATCTGCAACAAGTTGGCATTACTGAAGGCGATGCAGGTTATGTAGTAGCTAGTAAAATTGCTGAAAAGGCTAAACAAGCCAAAAAAGGCGAAGTTAAAGTTAAGGCCACTGGGGTAACAACTCCAACTGCCGTCGATGTTAAAGTAGCAGTTTAATACGACAGGGCAGGTTAGACCGTAAGTCCCTTGTCTACATTTTAATAAAATATAGGAGCGACTATGACGATATTATTAAAATCATACAAATTAATTAGTTTATGTTTGTTAACATTAACTCTCACTGCTTGTCAATCTAGTTCAATTGTTTATAAAGAAAACTCTACTGGATATAACAAAGATGTTACCGTTCCTTTAGAGGTAATTACTCAGAAAAATCCTGGACCTACGATTATTGTTGCGCATCCAAGCGATGGAATAACCGGATACAATTACAATCGATATGTTTTGTTTTGGGGAGATTTATTAAAGAGCTGGGGATACAACGTAGTACTTCCTGACAGTTTTACCACTCGAGGCTTTAAAAATAAGGAAGTTATGTATAACGCTGGGCTCGTAAACTATAATCAGCGTGCCGAAGATATGATTGCAACTGCCTCTTGGATTACGAAACAAAAATGGCATAAGGGTAAGATAGGTATCATTGGATTTAGCCACGGTGGTAGTGCAGTTAATAGAACAGCCAACATGACAAATTTAATTTCTGCAGGTGTTGCTTACTATCCTGGTTGCTTTAATGACGATATGGTCAAAAATCCTAAATTTCCAGTACAAATACATATTGGCACAGCAGATGATTGGACATACAGTAATCGATGCGAGACCCTAGCAAAAGCCAACAGTCTTTACGATCTCTATATCTACCCCGGTGCAACACATGCCTTTGATGTACCCGGTAGTAGTAGGATGCTAGCCGGGCATCGATTGTCGTTTGATCACAACGCAACTAAAACAGCAGAAGAAAGAACACGTCAATTCTTTGAAAAATATTTAAAAAATTAAAGATATAAGATAAAAGATAAAAAGCGACTTTCAAGTCGCTTTTTCGTGACTATTTTTCTATTTGGCATAATTATATGTATGAGCAAATGTACTGATGTCGACCCCAATATTTAGAAACAGTGATGCATTATACATCATTATATTTAAAAATCCCAATGCTAATAAATTATTGCAACAATGGGTAGCATCCAACCGTTATATACAAGCTCGTGTAGATAATAATAAATTACACATTTATGATCACAATACTTTTAATTTATTTTCAGTAACATGGGCTAATGGATGGGGGAATATATTAGTTTGGGATTGTTATATCAAACGACACATATACATATAGCCAAAAAAATTGATATAGATGTTGTATCGTGTATAATTAGTTATGTCACAAACATTAACCAAAGGAAATACAATGACTACACATGAACAAATCGTAGCAGCATACGAAAATTACTTGGCTGAAAATGCCAAGTTTACAGACAAAGGTGTTAAGGCGGCGGCGGCCCGCGCACGTAAATCACTGCAAGAAATTGCAAAATCTGTTAAAACTCGCCGTGCTGAAATCACAGCAGAAAAAGAAGCATTGTCAGCAGTAAAGTAATGCCATCATATGTACGTACCGTCATTGAGAATCCAGACAATCCAGAAGAATTAGTACTGGATCTCGGGGACGAACTATGTCGTGAAGCCGGCTGGGAAGTCGGCGACACACTAGTATGGATAGATTTAGGCAATGGATCATGGCAGATAACGAAAAAGACATCACTGGAGTAGGCGCACGTCTTAGTGAAATAGAAAAATTAACTAAGACGTTTAATACAACTGGCACAGGATCAACTGTTCCTGTTTACGTAGGCGGTGGCGGTGGTGGTGGATATAGCGCACATACCGGAGTAACTCCAGTCTGGTATCCCGCATCAAATATAAGCGGCACAGGTCCATTAAGCAGTGGATCGCTAGTGTTAGCAGGCGCCAATGCCGATATTGTAATTAACGGAGTTAGTCTAACCGACACGCTAGTTACACTAAGTGAACGATTAAACATATTAATTCCCAATCCTGTATTGGAAAAGGAATGGGATGAACTTAAAGAATTAGGCGAAGAATATCGCAAAAAGTCAAAAGAGTTCGAAGAAAAATCTCGTATGTGGAATACATTAAAAAAGACATAGCAATGAAAATTAAAAATTTTTCATTGCTATTGATTTTAATTTTAGGCGGATGTGTAACTGCACCTGTTCCCAAAGTAATTGAATCTCCTGTATATTATGAAGTTAATGTACCACAAGATTATGTCAGGCCACCACATCCTATATTAAAAACTCCCATATATTCGACAACAGAAATAGATTGTCTAGCTCGTAATATATTTTATGAAGCAGGTGCCGAACCACTTGAAGGTAAAGTTGCTGTGGCGGCAGTCACTATTAATCGTACTAAGGATGACAGATACGGATCAAAAACCATCTGTGGTATAGTACATGCTCGCACTCCAATAGGTAAAGGACAATATATATGTCAATTTAGTTGGACCTGTGGAACCAAGTCTATACTCAAAAAAAATGATCCAAGATGGATTGCCAGTAAAGAAGTAGCTGAAAATTTAGCACGTGGAGATTATAATGAATATACATATAAGTATCGACGTGCATTAAACTTCCACGCTATTGCTGTTAAACCATCTTGGATCAGGACAAAACGCTCAATTGGAAGAGTAGGCGGACATATTTTCTACGAATAGCTTGATTTGCATATATTAAATCTTTATACTATGACTATGATTAATTTATTAGGTTTATATTAAAAATGATGCACTTAGAAGGACCTTGGCTTACTACAACAGGTAAGAAAAAAGGCAAACAAAAATATGCTTCCGCGGAAGCAAAGGCTCGTGCCGAAAGTTTAGCAGCTTCATGGAAAGATCTGGAAAAAACTTATGCAAAACCTTTACCTACTAAAACAATCCCTATGAAAAAATATAGTCTTAGCATACCTGCACATCGCAATACTTGGAAAGATATTCCCAGTTTGCAAACTAGCAATGGGGTAGCTGCAAAGATTGAATCTCCTGTATACACTGGAACTAAAGTAAAAGGCATTGGCACTATGCACAAAAGTAACGCAGTGCCAATCTTCAGCGATGAAGAAGCAGTAGAAATTTCCAAAATGAGAAGGTAAAATGTCCATAGGTACAAATAATAAAACTTATACAATTGACGAATTAAATGCAATGCACTACAAAAGTGCAGAAAAATGTGCCAAGATGCAGGGTATTTCTAGAGTTAAGCATCCTAGCTACAGAGATCTACAACATCCTAAGTGCAGTAATGAAGGATGCAACAATCCAAAAACAGTTACGAATTGGCATTGGACTTCCGGAGCTCCGGTATATAGATCTATCTGCGAATCTTGTCATCAATCTGTTACTGCATTAAGATACGCTGAAAAAAATAATGTAGATTGGGTTAAAAACATTATAGATGTAATTGCACATAAAAAAGGATTTACATCGGCAAATGACTATTTGAATAGTATACATCCTTATAGAAAATATCGTAAAAATTATTGTGAAAATATCGATGAAAGATTAGGATTCCCATGTACAACTAATATAGTATGGGACGGAATGCTAGATGTAGATCATATAGATGAAAATCCAAGTAATGAAGATCCGTCAAATTATCAAACATTATGCGCTTGTTGCCACAGATATAAAGGAAACATATTTATTAAAAGATATGGAAAAACTCCTGGTCGTAAGACATTGGGGATCAAATACAAATAACTAAATACATGGTCACACTAGGAGATAATAAACTAAATTGAGTAAAACAGATGATGTAATTAAAATGGAAGGAGTAATTACCGAAGTACTACGTAATACTAATTACCGTGTTAAAATCGAAAACATTGAAATTCCCATATTAGCCACACTAAGTGGGCGAATTCGACAGAATAATATTAAAGTATTAGCGGGCGATAGAGTTCAGCTAGATATTTCACCCTATGATTTATCCCGTGGTAGAATCACACGCAGGCTATAAATTGCATAAATATCTGCATGCGTGATATTATTAATCTTATAGAAGCAGCAACCGTTCCATCTAAATTGGAAACAACTCCTTTGCCTTATACACATAAAGCATTGGATCCGATAATGAGTGCTGCTACAATAGAATATCACTATGATCATCTAGCCAAAGGATACGCTAAACGTTACAATGCAGGCGAAGGTGATGCCGATTTCAATAGAGCCGGAAGCTTCTTACATAATAAGTTTTTTCCACAGTTACAGCCTCCAAAAGGGGCTAATCGGCCTAAAGGTGCTGTGCTTGAACTTATTGAATCTAAGTTTAAAACTTATGAAGATTTCAAGATAGCTTTCAAAGAAGCAGCTATGGCCCTCGAAGGATCGGGGTGGGTTTATCTTAGCACTAGTGGTGATATTAAAACAATTAAAAATCATGCAGTACGCACAGATATTTGCGTATTAGTTGACTGGTGGGAACATTCATGGTCGACGGATTACAAGTGGGATAAAGAAAAGTATCTAGATAATATCTGGAAGATTATTAATTGGACAGTTTGTTCAGACAGATTATGATCTATGAGAGCTATTGAATTCATCATAGAAAGTCTAAGTCGTATAGTATACCATTATACTAGTTTAGGATCTGCGGCAAACATTCTAAAAACCGGTGAATTTCAATTATCCAGTTCTGTGGGTTCTCAGAGTGAAGAAAATATCAATATACCAGGATATCCATATTTCTTAAGTACCACAAGAACCAAAGTTGGTGGCTATCATGAATATGTTTCTGCAGGAGCTGTAATGTTTGTGTTAGATGGTAATTGGTATAATCAAAATTACAAATCTAAACCGGTTGATTACTGGGGAAATCGTAATCCAACACAATCACATCATAAAGAGCATGAAGCAGAAGACCGTATATTTTCCAAGACACCATCTATTCCCATTGATGGTGTTTCTTCAGTTCATATTTTGATTAAACCAAATTCAACCAATGAATATTTGGGTGGACAAGCAAGAACAGTAATTATAAATGCTAAAAAGCGCGGTATTCCATCATATCTATATGATGACGAGTCTGCTTGGAGAAAATTAGATACAAAAAATTCAGTTTCCATATCAAATAATCCTACATTGCGTGGGCCACAACATATTGCACGTGATAGTAGATCGAGGTATAAACCAAAAGGCTGGTTATATCAGTGGATACAATTAATCACAGCATCTAATAAGAATCAACTTAGTAAAGATGCTGATGAATTAAGATATAGCATAATATATAATAGCTATGGCGATCCCGAACGTGGGCTAGCAGCCGATATGAGCAATGCCAGAAAACCTTCATCCGGAGTTGACCGAGATAATGCTGTAAAAATTATTGATTTTATGAGAAAAAATAGAATCAATACTCTTAAAGATTTAGTTGAATTATTAAAGACTAAATGGGAAAAAATTTCAGAGGTAGATTCACAAGGAAATATCACAAAATGATAACAATTACAGAAAACGCAGCTGAAAAAATTAAAGATATTTTAGCAGAAGAAAACAATCCCAAACTAAAACTCCGTGTATTTGTACAGGGTGGTGGCTGTAGCGGAATGCAGACAGGCTTTACGATGGACGAAGATCAATCAGATGATGATTGGGATCTTGAAGTAAATGGGGTACATGTACTAGTAGACAGCATGAGCGGTAGTTATTTACAAGGTTCTACAGTGGATTATCGTGAAGGCATTTATGGATCTAACTTTGTAATTACCGGAATGGCAGCAACTACAACTTGTGGCTGCGGAAGTAGTTTTAGTCCATACTGACAATCAACACTGGCATGCCGTTAGCTAAATAATAAAGCTAAAGAGGAATGGTATGCAGCAAGAAATCATAAACGTAGGTTCAGCTCCAAACGACGGTACTGGAACGCCTATACGCACGGCTTTTCAATATACCAACAATAATTTTACACAATTATTCGCGTTGGCCAACGCAACTCCCCCAACCACAACACAGGGAAAAATTGGCGATGTACCAGGCATGTATGCATATGATCCCACACATTTTTATTACTGTTTCGGAACATATGATGGTGTTACGGCTATATGGGCTAGAATTGCCGGATCTGCGTGGTAGAAAAACAAAATTAACTCAATGGAATATTAAAAATGGAAATTAGACAAGATCAATTAGCACACATATTACAGGGTAATCCCTACATTGAGCACTGGTGTGGAGCACTGAACAAAATTTTACCTGATTATGATATTACCAGTGTACAACGTATCGCAGCATTCATTGGCGAAACATATGTAGAATCTGCAGGATATACAGCATTGCATGAAAATTTAAATTATCGTGCTGCCAGCTTGGTAAAGGTGTGGCCCAGTCATTTCCAATCTATGGAAATAGCCAATCAATATGCTAATAATCCGGAAAAAATTGCAAATCGTGCTTACGCTGGGCGTATGGGTAATGGGGATGAAGCTTCAGGCGATGGATGGCGTTTTTGTGGACGTGGGTTGATTCAGGTTACTGGCCATGACAATTATCAAGCATTAGCTGATAGTTTACAAATGGATATCAATGATGTGCCTGCATATTTGCAAACATTCGAAGGAGCAATACAATCAGCCTGTTGGTTTTGGGAAAATAACAATTTGAACCAATATGCAGATGCGTGGGATATTAAAACTCTCAGTATTAGAATCAATGGCGGGACATTGGGGCTCGAAGAAAGAATACAGCATTGTGAACGTGCAAGACAAATATTAGGAAGCTAACATGTTTTCGTGGATTATACAGTATGCAGTGGGAGATTTGCCTATTTGGATATGGCCTTTTATGGCGGGAGTTTCAGTTGCCATTTATTTCCTGGCAGGGGTCGCTACTTATTTTCCCAACATAAAACCTTATGCTATGTTTATCAAGCCTATTGCTTTTGTAGTATTTTGCGTGGGTATTTTTATGTATGGCGGAGCAGGAGTTGAAGCTATTAATAAAGTCGCAATTCAATTGGCAGAAGAACGTGTTAAGGCAGCAGAAGAAGCCAGTAAAACTGCTAATCAACAATTGGCAGTAAAATTAAAAGATGCGCAGCTGACAATTAAAGACCAAGAAAATAAATTAGCAACATCTATCTTAAAAAACAAAAAGAAATTTGATGCAGAATGTAATATTGATCCCGTAGCCTTGAGAATGTATAACCGTGCAGTAAGTAACACACAACCAGTGGTGCCGAAAAAATGAAAAAAATATTAATAGTATACACATTTCTTATACTAAGTGGGTGTGCTGCCAAGACAACAACGGTGTCTATGTCATGGCCACAAGTACCCGAAGAGTTGACTATGCCGGCTCCTGATTTAACTCCATTATCCGAAAAAGATCGTTCATTCACTAGCCTACTGCTTAATGCCAATCAAAACTTTAGTCAATATTATCAATTAAAGAAAAAATACGAAGCTTGGCAAGAATGGTACAACACACAGCAAAAAATTTATAAAGAATCTAAATGAAAAAATTAGCATTATTGCTGCTACCATTATTATCAAGTTGTGCAATATACGACGCAGTAACAACATCACATTTTGACAAAAATGAATATCAACATATTGTTGACATAAGAAATTTAGCACGCACAGGCGAGACATTTTGCAACGACTCTGCTAAATCTTTAACCTTTGCAGAAAAAGTATCTGACAAAACCCAGATGTTCATGATATACGAAGAGCATTTATCCAGTAATGTCGATGCCTATAAGGCAGCAAAGGCATTGGATGAAATTGCACAGGGTTTAGTTAAGCGTTATAATACACCTCCAGTTCCGGAAACATTTTGTAAGATTAAATTTCAAAGTATTGAAAATGCTGCTGGTGTGTTACAACATGTGATTGGCAATAGGCCAAGATAAGGAATAAATATGACTATAGACGAAATCAATCAAGCACTTGCTAATTTGGCTAATTCAGGCGATGAAACATTCTCTAATGCTGCCAACTATGTAACACAATTAATGCAACAAGTTCAAGCTAGTCAGTTAAGTGCTCAAGATATGTCTGAGTTATTACGGGATATGCAGCGTCAAATGGAAATTATACAAGACACTGGGCAGTTAAAATTAAAACAAGATATGAATTCTATTATTAATGGAATATTCATATTAGCATCAATCATCTAACAAGGAAAATAAAATGGGTATTTTTTCAAAATTCGAACATCAAGCGGCGTCAGCATTAAAAACTGTAGTTATGGATGCAAAAAAATTAGTCGATGTTGCATCAGCTGACATTGCCGACTTGGAAAATAAATTAATTGTAGCAAAACGTAAAGCTGCTGATTTAGCAGCAGAAGCACAAAAAGTAGCGGAAGATGCAGCTACAAAAGCTCAGGAAATAGCAGATACATTGGCAGCAGAAGCAGTAGCAGCTAAAAATAAAGCTATTGCTCTTGCCAGCCAAGTTCCTCTAGTAGACCCAATTTTAGGGCCAGCAGCTTTGGCAAATCCTGTGGTGCAACCAACAGATTCAACCGCAGACTCAATTTTAATACCGGCACAAATGACGGTATTAAATCCGGAAAAATAAAATAAACCTAATATAAGGGAAACAAAAATGTCAGCGAGCGATGAAAAAGAAGAACATTGGATGAATTCTAAATGGCGTCCTATGATGGGATGGATGTACATGCTGGTGTGTCTAATGGATTTCATAGGATTCCCAATCTTATGGAGTATGTTACAAGCATACGCACATGGACAAGTTACTAGTCAATGGCAACCATTAACACTGCAAGGGGCAGGATTATTTCACGTGGCAATGGGTGCAGTACTAGGTATTGCCGCTTATGGACGTACTAAAGAAAAAATGGCCGGAGCCGAAGGTGGCGGAATTGGTCAGCTAGAGGGGTTTGGGACAGGTGCAGGAACAACGTATGTTCCTCCAGGGCAAGGCCAGGTTAATGTCAGCAACCAAATGGCTCCAAATTTCGGCAATAACAATAGCTTTGCATCATCTAGCATGAACAATACCACTGCTTTTGGTGGGTCAGCTATGACATCAAATACAAATAGTTTTGCCCCACCTGCTCCGACATTTGGCAGTAAACCTGCAGGTCCACCACAAGCATTTCCAGAAAAATAAGGAACAATTATGAGATCATTACCAATAGCAGTTTGGATTATTATAGGTGTTATAGTGATGTTTGCTGTAATTTCAAATAGTCACGCTGCCAGTGTGGAAACTAAAAAGGTCTGCCACGAAGCAGTAGTTAAAGGTAAAAAAGTGCAACAATGTAAAATGGTTAAAATACATAAAAAATATGAGGGCACTGCAATTCCAAATAAAAAATAATTGCAATTCATTAAATAATATAGTATAATTGCTATAAGATGATTGATCATTACCAAACATTAGGTGTTGCTAAAACTGCCACACAGGAAGAAATCAAAAAGGCTTACCGTAAATTAGCCAGTATGCATCATCCTGACAAAGGCGGCGACACTACAAAATTTCAAGATATACAAACTGCCTATGATACGATAGGTAATATAGAGAAGCGTCGCCAATACGATAATCCACAACCTCAACATGTACATTTTAATGGGCAAGGGGCATTTGATTTAAATAGCATTTTTAATATGTTCGGGGCACAGGCTTATCAACAAGCAGCCCAACAAAAAACTCAAACTAGAATGAGCCTGTGGATTACCTTGCATGATGTTGCCAAAGGTGGTAAACGTAGCGTAGGTATCGGTACTGCACATGGTTCAATGAATATTGAAATTGAAATTCCATTAGGAATTAACGACGGAGATAATGTACAATATAAAGGACTTGGTCCAAATAAAACAGATTTAATTATCAATTTCCGTATTCATCCGAATCCCAAATGGCAACGCAAAGACTTACATTTAATCACCGAACATCAAGTATCAATTTGGGATTGTCTGGTTGGCGGAGAATCTGAAATTAAAGATATTCTTGAACAACAATATTCAATCACTATTCCACCATTAACCCAACCTGGGAGTGTTTTAAGATTAAAAAATAAAGGATTAAAATCACGTCAAGGACAAACTGGAGATTTATTGATTAAAATCCAAGCTAAAATGCCCGACTCTCTAAGCTATGAACTATCTGCACTTATCAAAGAAGCGCAGAAAAAATAGCCATATTACTCTTATTCAACCTAAAATTACTATATACTATAACTGTACAAGGAAAAGGATCCATGCAGAATAACAAAGAAATTGAATTAATTGTTTCACAAGCTGTCAAACTTGCAAAAGAACGACAGCATGAATATGTCATAACCGAACATGTTTTATTGGCACTGATAAGACATACTCCTTTTCGCAAAGTATTGGATGACTTTGGGATTAGTGTAGATTTAATGGATCTAGAAATAGATTCATATTTACATAGTCTAACCAGCATCGCTACTACCAAAAAAGATTTTCAACCAAGTAAAACAAACGCATTAGAGCGTTGTTTCAATCGAGCTATGACCCAGGTATTATTTACCGGGCGTCGTTCGATGACCACATATGATTTATATCTTGCAATGACTAGTGAACATAATAGTCATGCAAATTATTTTTTAATGAAATATGGTGTAAAACGTAATGAATTCATGGAATACTGGCAAGAACATTACAAGTATAATGAAGCTGAAATTACACAATCGGAAGCCGATGATATTTTAAATGAATATTGTGTGAATTTAACAAGATTAGCTGCGGAAGATAAACTGGAACCAATGATTGGTCGATCCAATGAGCTGGATGAAATTATTACAGTATTGGCCCGTAAATTTAAGGCCAATGTATTGATGGTTGGCGATCCAGGGGTAGGTAAGACTGCAATTGCCGAAGGTATGGCACTGGAAATTATTAATAATCGTGTTCCAAATTTCCTTGTTGGCAATGAAGTTTGGAGTTTGGAAATTGGATCGTTACTTGCTGGCAGTAAATATCGTGGCGAATTCGAAGAGAAATTTAAACAAGTTATAGGAGCACTTGAAAGTAAGAAAAATTGTATCCTATTTGTTGATGAAGCACATACTATGAAAGGTGCCGGGTCAAGCACTCAATCATCGTTGGACTTTGCTAACATGCTCAAACCAGCAATTACAAAAGGCAATTTAAAAGTTATTGCATCAACTACTTGGGAAGAATATTACGAATCATTCGAAAAGGACCGTGCGTTAATGCGTAGGTTCCATCGTGTGTCAATTGATGAACCTACTCCCGAAGTTACAGAACAAATCTTAATTGGGCTATCGCCACGTTTGGAAAAATTTCACAATGTAATGATTGACACTGATGCTATCAAAGCTGCTGTAGATTTGTCAGGACGTTATATACATGATAGAAAAAATCCAGATAAAAGTATTGATCTTTTAGACGGAGCATGCGCCAAAGAACGTGTTAAAGATCAAGGTCTTGTAACTATCAATAAAGATATGATTATGGCTCAATTAAGTCGCATTACAGAAGTGCCAATGGATCGTTTACAAAATGAACGTTCGACTAAAATTGTAGAACTCGAAAGTAATATTAAAGATAAATTGTATGGACAAGATGAAGCTGTAGATTCTGTACTTGAGAGAGTTTATATCAACTTTTCAGGCATTGGCAATGAAAATAAACCAATTGCCAGCTTCTTGTTTCTTGGACCAACTGGCACAGGTAAAACTGAACTGGCTAAATTAATGGCCGAACACTTAGACATGCAGTTGTTGAAATATGACATGAGTGAATATCAAGAAAAGCATACTGTTAGCTCATTGATTGGTGCCCCTCCTGGCTATGTTGGATTCGAGGATGGCAATGTCGGCGGTGGTAAACTTATTAGCGATGTCAGCAAAAATCCCTATTCAATCTTATTGTTTGATGAGATTGAAAAAGCACATCCTGATGTTATCAATATTATGTTACAGATGTTAGACGAAGCACGAATTACCAGTGCAAATGGTAAAACTGTAAACTTAAAAAATACCATTATCATTTTAACCAGTAATTTAGGTGCTCGCGATAATGAAACAAACAACATTGGGTTTGGTCAAACATTAGAAAAAACAGGTTCGGAAAACAAAGCAATGAAGGAGTTTTTCAAGCCAGAATTACGCAATCGTATTGATCAAATTTGTCGTTTCAAGAAACTTGATACATTGGCTATTAAAAAGATTGTGGTAAAATTTGTTGCACAGTTACAAACAAGTTTAAATTCTAAAAATATCAAACTTAATTTAGCAGAATCAGTCATTGATATGCTGGTTGAAAAAGGGTATGATAGCAAAATGGGTGCTCGTCCATTGAATCGTAAAATTGACGAGATTATTCGTGTGCCACTAAGTAAAAAAATATTGTTTGAACGTTTGGATAATTGTGTCGTCAATGCAGTTATGATTGATGATAAAGTTGATTTTACAATTATTCCAATGTCACAACTAGCTACAATTGATACAACTGGAATAATTTTACTTGATGGCGAATCCCCTGCAGTTTGATCCTGTTTATAAAGACCGACTGTTCTATGATCAGTATGGGTACTGTATTTCATTTTTCCTACGTGAAATCGGTACCCTACGTCCCCCTATCGAGCATTACAAAATTGACATGATGCTTGATCATGTAGAAGAATTAATGTCTAATAGACTAGTGGCATGGGCTCGTAATATAACCCTATTGGAGCTAGCAACTATTAGAAACAATTTACATGAGCTAGCGGATGTGTTGTTGCAATCTAAATTCAACTATAAAATTGTCACGTCCTATGATACGGTATGGATTTATACTAATGATATTGCATTGATTTGCAACATAAAAAGATTAGAGTTTATTTTGCAGCCAATGTTATCACAGGCCATTATAAATCGTCCTAAAGATACAATTAAATTAAAAAATCCGGTACACAAACGACGTAGCTATTTTAAATTTTGTACTTTGACTTTGTCCGAAAAAGATAATATTATTGATTTTTTTGCTACGCACGCAGATAATATACGAACTAGCCCAGGATTAAATGGTTTTATCGAATCTCTACCCGTGCATCTTTGTTTATATGATCATTATTTTGTAGATTACACTGATGATTATTGGTTAACTATGCTGATGCTTAAATTCCCCAAGTTAATACGGAAAACCTTAGAAATTATACCAGCATAAATAATAAACTATGACAACCTTTACAAATCAAGCATTATTACCCGTTACAACTTATGGAACTCCGTCGGGCAATTACGATGGGACAAGCAGTGCTTTTATAGGCAACGCTATTCCTGCTGCCAATTATTATGG